CCTGATGACTTATCAAACAGAATCGTGGCACTTTTATTGGGAAAGATTGGGTTATGAAAATAAACACTTACCAACAAAATGCTCAAATGTTGTGGGAGGCTCACAGAGTAATCCATCAACAGAATATGCAAAGGCTTGCGGAATTGAACAGACAAGTAGAGCATCAACAGAAAGTCCAAGAGATAAAGACTCATTGGGTTAAGGCTTCACAAGTGGATGTAATGGCATGAGATATTTATTGTTGTTGTTATTGTTAACAGGCTGTGAAGACAGATACCGCTATAAGTGCCAGAATCCTGACCATTTCCACGCACCAGAGTGTCAGAAGCCAAAGTGCCAATTTACTCAGCAGTGTCCAGAATACCTGGTCGCACCAATCCTAGAAAAGAAGGTGACAGATGTCCAGCCAGAATCAAAGACTAACAACTGAAGAATTTGAAGTCCGAATCTGGGGCTTTGTTGTTGGTATTGTCACACTAATACTTTGCTTCATTGTCATTGCACTTTTGTACTCTGTGACCTTTGTGACGCAGCCGATTAAGAGCATGGCCCCGATTGACCAGGCATACACAAAGATGCTGAACGACATCGTGCTGCTGATTGTTGGTGGCATTGGTGGTGTGATGACAAAACGGGCGGCAGGCGCTGCGGCAAAGGCTTTTGGTATGCAGCCACCACCACAGCCCATGATGCAGCAGCCAATGATGTATATGCCACAGCCCATGATGGCCGGATATGCAGCGCCAGGTTACAGCAATAACCATGGATTCAATGCCAGCACCAACGGCATCCCATCGCAGCCATTTGGTGCAATGCCAACCTGGACCAATCCAGAGCTTGATGAATCCTGGACTCCTGGTCCACCACCAACAACGCCACCAGACCATCTTGAGGATGACCATGAGCGTGTGCAGCTGGCAGCTGCTAGACAGGAGTCAGAATAATGTTTGGCATTCCATTACCCTATATTGCACTGGCAATTTGCATTGCCTTGTTTGGCTCTTACCGAGGTGGCTATCACTTTGGATGGGAAGACAGGGACAAAGAGATGCAAATTGAAATTGCCAAGAAAAATGAAGAGGCCAGGGCCACCGAGCAAAAGCTCAATGAGAAATTAAACGCAAACGCAGCCAAATTACAGGAGACCACAAATGTCATCAATCAAAAACAAAATGCTCTTGATCGTGCCATTCGTGCTGGCCGGGTGCGCATCAGCGCCACAAGTTGTCCACAAACCACCACAACTGCCGCCACTGCCACCCCAGATCGCCAAGAAACAGGAAGTCAATCTGACAGATCGCCTGACACAGCTCCTGATGCCGAGCGAGTCACCCTCCAAGCCATTGCCGAAATAGTGGCCCAGGGTGATAGGAACACAGCACAGCTCAATGCCTGCATTGACGCATATAACGAAGCGAGGGATTTGCTAAATGGTAAACGCTGAACAATTAGAAAAGCTGCACATTGGTCCACAGTGGGTGGATGCATTGAATGAGACATTCCAGCGCTTTGACATTTCAACGCCACTTAGGCAGGCTGCATTTATTGGCCAGTGTGGCCATGAGTGTGGGAACTTCAAAATCTTGGAAGAGAACTTGAATTACCGGGCCGAGGCTTTGCAAAAGCTCTGGCCAAAGCGCTTTGACGCGGCCAAGGCCCAGGCTTGCGCCAGGAATCCAAAGCTCATTGCCAATACTGTTTACAGCAATAGGATGGGCAACAGGGATGAGGCCAGTGGGGATGGGTATCGTTTCCGAGGCCGTGGCTGCATTCAATTGACTGGATCGGCCAACTACCACCACGCAGGCAAAGCCCTGGGCGTAGACCTGATCATGCAACCAGAGCTGGTGGCCACCCCCCAGTATGCTGCGCTGACTGCTGGGTGGTTTTGGGATGTACAAAAGCTCAACCAGTATGCAGATGCCCAGGACTACAAAACCATGACCAAAAAGATCAATGGCGGGTTCATAGGGCTTGACGACCGCATTAAACACATCAACCATGCGCTGTCTGTCCTGACATAATTAGCCATGGCCACCAAACAGCAACAACTTGAAACCCCATCCATACCGAGTCTGGGTTATCCGCCAGAGGCGTATGAGCGTAGGAATTTCAACGAAAACAACAGCGCCTTAAATACTTACTTCAGAAAAGTGACATCGGTGCTGGGGTCTCTGTTTGGACCAAGGGGTGGCAAGTTTATGAATAACCCCTATGGGGCTTTTCAAGACTCCACAGACCAAGTGGCGGCAAATACGACCACGGCCTATGCTGTCACATTCAACGCCACAGACTTTTCAAATGGTGTGACTTTGGCCAGTGGATCGAGGTTGACTGTGGCCGATGCTGGAATCTGGAACTGCCAGTTTTCTATTCAGTTTAAAAACACGACCAATGACAGCCAGGATGTTGAGATTTGGTTTAAGAAAAACGGCACAAACATTGACAACTCAAACAGTAGATTTGCATTGCCAGCCAGAAAATCATCAGGCGATCCATCTCACTTGATTGCTGCCATGAATTTCTTTGCAAGCATGAACAGCACAGACTATCTTGAGATAATGTGGCGTGTGAGCGATGTTGGTGTCTCCATTGAGCATTACGCTGCTGGAACAAGCCCCACACGGCCAGCCACTCCATCGGCCATCGTCACGATGAGCTTTGTGTCAAACATTACATAATTGTCATCATGTACATACCTTTAAAACTACCACCAGGCATTTACAGAAACGGCACTGAATACCAGGCTACTGGCCGATGGTATGACGCAAACCTAGTGCGCTGGTATGAGAACACTTTGCGGCCCATGGGTGGGTGGCGAAAGCGTGCTGCTGGTCAAATGACTGGTCTGTGCAGAGGTTTCATTACTTGGCGCGATAACAGTGCCAGTCGATGGATTGCAGCAGGCACTGAATCCAAACTCTACGCGATGAATGAGGCTGGAACACTTAAAGACATTACACCAACTGGATTTACAACTGGTGCAGCCAGTGCTTTGTCCACAACGGGCTATGGATACAGCACCTATGGCTCACTGGCTTATGGCACGCCACGGCCAGATACTGGAACAATTACCCCAGCCACGACCTGGTCCATGGACACTTGGGGTGAGTATTTGGTGGCTTGTTCCAATGCCGATGGCAAGCTCTATGAATGGCAATTGGGGTTTACAACACCCACATTGGCTGCGGCCATTGCCAATGCGCCTACAAGCAACAAGGCTGTTTTGGTCACTGCCGAGCGAATTATGTTTGCCCTTGGCGCTGGTGGCAACCCAAGAAAAGTGCAATGGTGCGACCAGGAAAATAACACTTTATGGACACCAGCTGGTGACAACTTGGCAGGCGACTATGAGCTGGCCACACCTGGCTCATTATTGGCTGGCAAGCGCATTAAGGGCATCAATCTATTGTTTACCGATGTTGATGTCCACACAGCCTCTTATGTTGGTGCGCCATTTGTCTATGGATTTGAAAAGGCTGGATCAGGCTGTGGCCTTATTTCGGCCCAAGCTGTGGCGACCATTGACACTGCGGCCATTTGGATGTCTCGCGCAGGCTTTTGGATGTATGACGGCTATGTCAAGCCACTGCCAAGTGATGTGTCTGATTATGTCTTTGGCAATATAAACTTTAACCAGGCATCCAAAATCTATTCTGTCCACAATAGCAAGTATGGTGAAATCTGGTGGTATTACCCCAGCAGTGGAAGCAATGAGAACGACTCTTATGTCACTTTCAACTACCGCGAAAACCACTGGAACATCGGCACATTGGCCCGGACTGCTGGCACTGATTCTGGGGTGTTTGTTAACCCGTTGATGGTTTCAACTGATGGCTTCATCTACGAGCATGAGGTCGGTTTTGCTTATGACAATGCCAGCGTTTACGCTGAAAGTGGACCAGTCCAATTGGGCAATGGCGACAATATCATGTCTGTCAGGCAAGTAATTCCTGATGAGCAGACATTGGGTGAGGCTGTGGTTTCATTCAAAACCCGAAATTACCCGACTGGCGATCAATCTACATTTGGACCATATACGGCAGCCAACCCAACTTCAGTGAGGTTTTCTGGTCGCCAGGTCAATGTGAAGGTTACTGGTGACACTTTGGCTGACTGGCGCATTGGCGTGATGAGATTAGAGGCTGTGCCGTCTGGTAAGCGATGAGCGACCAAGAACATTTGGAGAGGCTGCGCCACCAGGTGGAGGCGGCATTAGAATACTCCGGAGGCACACACAATTTTGATGATATTGCTGAGATGGTGGCCGATCACAGATTACAGCTGTGGCCAGCCAAGGACTCGGTGGTATTGACAGAGATCATTGTCTATCCCAGGCTCAAGAATTTGCATTATTTTCTGGCTGGTGGCGACCTAGATG